CATGTAGCATTTGGTATCGACGATCGTGCTTGTAAAAATTTACAATTAAATCAACGACACAAAAATGAAATCAACATGCTGGTTAAAAGTGTGGCATTGCCAAATTTTAACATTGCTGTAGATACCGTAAATCAGTATAATAGAAAAAAATTAATCAATACAAAAATTGATTATCAACCAATACAAATTAAATTCCACGATGACAATTATGGCCTAGTTAACCAACTATGGCAGAACTACTACAATTACTATTTTGCTGACGGTCGTTCAGCAAAATCACCAGGGTCATATATTAGAGATCCAATGAAGAACGGAAACTACTATAAATTACCATATGGTTTAGATAACAATAGTTCATATCCGTTCTTTAAATATATCACTATCTATCAAATGGCTAGACATGAGTATGTCAGCTATAAATTAATTAATCCTAAAATTACCACGTGGAATCACGAAACTATGGCTGCTGATCAGGCAGCAGCTCACGATAATACAATGTCAGTGGCCTACGAAGCAGTAACATATGATGCCGGTGTTGTACGTAGGGGAGATCCTGAAGGATTTGCTATTGACCATTATGATTTGTCTCCTAGTCCTCTATCAGTAGCTGGTGGCGGCACAACAAGCCTATTTGGTCCTGGTGGTGTACTTGCTGGTGCTGGTGATGTCATTGGTGATATCTTCAGCGGTAAAGCATTTGAAAGTCCAGCAGATTTTATTAGTACTGCAATTAAATCAGTTAATACTTATGAAAATTCTAAAAAGTTAACTAATGCAGGACTAAAAGAAGAAGGTCAAAGAATATTAACTGGTTCTCTTAATTCAATTGCTAGATCGGGATCAAATGGCTTTGCTTTTCCCCAATCGGGCACTATTGGAACTCAAGTAACTAAAGCTACTCCGGTAAAACTATAATATGTTTAGCAATCTTCCACCAACAGAAAATCAAGAAAGTTCAGTAGAAGTTCGAAACTTTTTTGATAAATTTTTTCTACATGAAGTTAGTTTTCCAGCTGCGCAAATAGATGCAGTTGTTGGATTCTTTTTAAAAAGAGGATTTGACGACGTTGCTAGTAAAAGTGTATCGATTGTCTTACTAAATCAAGCTAGGAACGACAGTGTTAATGTATTTGAACTAGTTGACACACTTAAAGGTTTAACTGATGTACAACTAAGTCAAGTTGTTGCAGAAGTGCTAAATGCTTACAGAGAAAAAACTTCTATCCTAGGTTATAAAACATCGTCTCAAGCTGATTCATTTGAATCTAGAAATATTTTAGTATGAGTCGTTTTGCTCAAGGTAAATTCGTCCCCACTCAGCCAGCAAAGTACATAGGAAATAAAGTACCTACGTATAGATCTAGTTGGGAGTGGAGATTTATGAATTTCTGCGATACACATCCTGGCATACAAAGATGGGCTTGCGAGTCAATTAAAATTCCTTATAGAAATCCCCTAACTGGTCGTAATTCAATATACATACCAGATTTTTTGATCCAATATGTAGATAAAACTAACGCTACACATGTTGACGTGATTGAAATTAAACCTCAAAATCAAGCAGTTTTAGAAAGTGTGGGTAAGAATAAAATCCGTCAAGCACAATTTGTACAAAATCAAGCTAAATGGTCAGCAGCTACAGCATGGTGCAGACAACAAGGGATTCGTTTTAGAGTCGTCACAGAAAATGAGCTATTCCACAACGGTGGGAGATAAGTAACAGTATGACTAAGAAACTTGAAGAATTATTAAATCTGCCTGAAAACAAGAAAATTGTCAAGGCAGAAGAAAAGAAAAAAGAAGTTGCTGCAACAGCAGAACCGTTACTTCGCGATATTGCAGAATTTGATAAAATTTCTGCTGCCCTTCCGCAGGTCAAAGGATTAGGTGATGTTAGCGACTCTGAACTTGATGGTCTAGCCCGTAAAGCAGAAGATGCCTATGATGATTTGATGGATTTAGGTATGAATGTTGATAGTCGATACAGTGGTCGAGTATTTGAAGTAGCAGCTAGTATGCTAGGACATGCAATTACTGCTAAAACTGCTAAATTAGATAAAAAATTAAAAATGATTGAGCTACAGCTTAAAAAAGCCAAACTTGATCAAGATGCTGCTGGCGGAGAAAATGGGCTTACTATTCCGGGTGATGGATATATTGTTACTGATCGCAATAGCCTGCTGGAAAAACTAAAGCAGATGAAATAAATATATCATAACAGAGATTCTACATGTTCACATTTAAAGATTACCTAACAGAAAGCAAAAAGACTTATAGCTTTAGAGTTAAAGTCTGCGGCGACCTGCCTAAAGATGCTACAAAACGCATCAAAGATGCTCTAGCAAAATACGATCCTATTAAGGTAGGCAGTGCAAAACGCACTCCTATTCAGGAAAATCCTTTAGATTTCCCAGGAAAGAAAAACATGTCAGTATCAATATTTGATCTAGATGTTAACTATCCTGCAATTAGTCCTGCAATCAGCGCAGCGTTATCAGACTGTCTTGGATGCAGTATGGACTGTATCATAGTTCGTACACCTGCCGAAGAAGCAGAAACAATCTTAAATCAAGCACACATGGCAGTTCCGGGTACAGGCGAATCTTTACTAACTAAAGATTATGAAAATAACGACGAAGGACAAAAAGTCGTTGGTCAAGCACACATATCTAATTTCTTAAAAGAGTTAGGAAAAGTCAGCGCAGATCTTAAAAAGGCTACAAAAGTAGCTCAAGGAAAATAAAATGGATTTTAGAAAATTATATCAAAAAATTGCAGAGATGGACGGCAGCGGCATGGTACCACACGATAGTACTAGTGTTATTAACGGTGACGAAAGTTTAGAAGAATGTGGTCCTATGGGACCAATGAGTTCAATGACTTCAATGAGTCCTCCAAAACAATCAGATAGTGTTACTATGAACATTAGTATGAATGGCAGTGGTGCTGGCGGTATTCGCGATTTAATGAGTATTTTAAGCAACATTGAAGATGCTGGCCACGATCATGATAGTATGATTGATCCTAACGATCTTGAATTAGATATTAAGAGTATGGATCACCCGCATGATGAACCAAGCCACGATCACGAAGAAGATGGTATCATTTTTGGTAATGACATGGAAGAAGAGTTTGAAAATCAACCTGATGAAATGTATGCACCAGTTGATGCAATGACACAAACTGGCAATGACATGCATAGTAAAGGTGTTGAACGTCCAAAAGTTAACGGCGGTGGCAACCCTTACACAGTTACAGCTGAAGGGCTACAGAGACAATTACAAAACCTATATCACGAAGTTAAAAGTAGGTAAATTAACTATAAGCTACTCAAAGCGAGCCTTGTGCTCGCTTTTTTATTGTAAATAACAGTATGGCAAAATCACTAGAAGGCGTCTTAGTAAAAAAGGCGCATAAACAAGAAAAGTTTACAGAACAGCAGGTCACTGATTTGTTGATGTGTGGCGATCCCAAAGACGGATACGAATACTTTGCTAAAAACTTTTTCTTCATACAGCATCCTGTAAAAGGTAAAATGTTGTTTCAACCATTTGATTATCAAATTAGACTGCTACATAGTTATCACGATTTTCGATTCAATATTAACATGCTACCACGTCAAAGTGGTAAGACTACTTGTGCCTCGGCATACTTGTTATGGTATGCAATGATGCATCCAGATCAAACTATTCTAGTTGCCGCACACAAATACACAGGCGCACAGGAAATTATGCAACGTATTAGATACGGATATGAATTATGCCCTGATCATATTCGTTGTGGTGTTGTTAACTATAACAAAGGGTCAATGGAGTTTGATAATGGATCACGTATTGTCTCTGCAACTACTACTGGCAACACAGGTCGTGGTATGTCTATATCCTTACTATACTGTGACGAGTTTGCATTTGTGCAACCCAACATTGCTACGGAATTCTGGACTTCAATATCTCCTACCCTAGCAACTGGTGGTCGTGCAATTATTACATCAACACCTAACAGTGACGAAGATGAATTTGCAACTATATGGAAGGAAAGTCAGAATAAATTTGACGAGTTTGGTAACGAAAGTACTAACGGTCTAGGACTTAACGGCTTTCATGGTTTCCGTGCTGAATGGTATGAACACCCAGATCGCGATGATGAATGGAAACGAGTTGAACTAGGGCGCATTGGAGAAGAACGTTTCCGTCGTGAATACGGTTGCGAGTTCTTGGTATTTGATGAAACATTAATCAATAGTATTAAACTCAGCGAACTTCAAGGTAAAGAACCAATATCACGCATGGGACAAACAAGAATTTATAAAAAACCAACCCCAGGCAATATCTATGCTATTAGTTTAGATCCCAGTCTAGGTACCGGCGGAAACTATGCTGCTATTGAGGTTATAGAGTTACCTGGATTTGAACAGGTAGCAGAATGGCATCATAATACTACTCCTATACAGGGACAAATTAAAATTCTTAAAGAAATACTACATTGGATCGAAGATGGTGTTGGCGCTGAAAATGTTAACAGCATTTATTGGAGTATTGAGAATAATAACATAGGTGAAGCAGGACTTGTCTGTATTCGAGATATAGGTGAAGAACATTTCCCAGGGTTATTTGTTTCAGAACCTATACGCAAAGGACATGTACGTAAATTCCGTAAAGGATTTAATACTACACACAAAAGTAAAATTGAAGCATGTGCTCGTTTAAAACACTTAATTGAACAAGATACTTTTAAGATGCACAGCAAGCCCTTGATATCAGAGCTTAAAGCGTTTATTGCAACAGGAATTACATTTAAAGCTAAAACTGGAGAATACGACGACTTAGTATCAGCATTACTGTTGTCTGTACGTATGAGTACAGTACTAGCAGACTGGGATCCTAGGGTATTTGAAAGCATAAGTAGTCGAGGGGACTGGGACGACGACACAGACTTTGAGCCGCCTATGCCTATATTCATTTCAACGGGACTCGGATAAATACAACATGAATGCAAATTTAAACATTATTGCGGAAGAATTGTTCGGAAAAATTCGTACCCGTTTCCCTCAAATACAGCTAGGAGATGAATCTGGAGCAGTTATAGCCAATAACAAAGATATTGGAAATGCTCGATTTTTTGAGTTTGACTACATGAAAGAAGGCGTGAGCCTAGGATCGGTATCAATTGAGCTGTCAGAAGAAGATGGTATGACAGTTATGTACAGCAATGACATTGCAGAAGGACAACCGCAACATTTAGTCAATGAGTGGTATGGATTTTTAAAATCATTGAGAGAATTTGCCGGAAAAAGATTACTAAAATTTAATCCAAGAGATATTGCAAAATCCAATCTAGATAAAAGAGATTACGGATTTTTAGCCAAGAACAGCGGAGAAGGCCAAATGAATGAAAGTAAAATGCGAGGAACTAACAGAACTAGTTTCCAAGATATAGGTGAAGCAAAGATTATTGTTAGACATTCGCAAAATGTAAATTATGATAATCCAGCAGGACGTACACTACACATTGAAAGTATCTTTATTGAAAATGCCAATGGTGAACGATTCTTATATCCTTTTAAACATTTAAACGGTGCTAGAGCACTAGCACAACACGTTGCTCATGGTGGAACTCCATACGATATGATCGGTGAACATGTAATTGGCCTATCAGAAGAATTATCAAAACTACGTTTCTTCAAAGGCTATGTTAGCCGTCAAGATCAAATTTCAGAAGCAATGGGTTCAGTTACTGACAAAGTTATTGAACGCATTGATCAAGTTAAAAAAGAAATACACCAACTTCAAAATGCTACACACTATAGTTCATTTGTTGAATCATTTACTCAAGCAGAAGTACAACAAATCCCAGAAGACACAGTTAATGATTGGGTTGATAAATTAACTATTCGTAATTTTAACGAAGCATTAAAAGATGTATTCCCGTACATTTATAAACTAGTAGGCGAAACCCCAGTTAGAGAACTTAGTGCCGATGACCTTTTAGATGAAGTAACTGATACTGTAGAAAAAGACAAGGACGGTAAAGTTATTAGTTGGAGACACGAAGGTGATTGGAAAAAATCTACAACACCTAAAGATGGTCGAGGCCGTGTTACAAATCTAAGCGACAAAGCACGTCGTGAAACAGAAAAACTAACTAAGGTTAAAGAATTTGCAGAATTTGAATCTACATTAGAAAACATTGTTTCAGAAGATGAAGGATTGACTAGTAGCGACGACGAAGTACAAAGTGCTGCTATTGAAAAATTAAATGCATTACTAGCACAAAATTTAAAAGTTGGCCAAGACGGTACTAATGCTAAAATGAGTTTAAAAGGATTAATTGATGATCCAGAATTTATGAAAGTATTAGACAATGTACCAGCTGAAACTGATTTGAACGACTTAATTCAAGGTTGGGTTGAAACTAATCACGAAGAACTATCAGATAAGTTAACATTCCCAGAAGGAGAAGCAACTGCTCCTGCACCAGAGCCAGCCGCCGAAGCACCTCCTGAGACACCAGCCGCGGCAGCACCAGCAGCACCAGCAGCACCAGCAGCACCTGAACAACCAGTTGCAGAGGACAGCGAGGAAATGCGTCATCATAGACCTACTAACGGTGCTGAAAAATTATTCAGTGATATTAAAGAACGTGTTAGCGGATTCTTTAATACAAGCGAAGGTACAATGACTATTGGCGAGGAAGGCTTTGTTACTAAGATGTGCAAAGAACTTAAAGAAAAATATAGCATTGAACCCGGCACACCAAAAGCGGACAAGTTTGATCAAATGGTCGAACGTGCTTGCCATACTGTAATGGAAAAGTAT